TTGCTCCATTTTCTACCCAGGGCGCTACTGGTACAGGAAATCAATACTTTAACTTTATTAGTGGTCCTGACTCTGGTCCTATTCAATTCCCAGCTGGTTTTACCAATGGAGTTCTTTCATGCTATCTAGTTAATGAGCTCACAACCCCGGCTGAAGCCTCTGTTCCACAATACGTTCAGGTCGCCGTCTTCTCATCTATGCTCAACGATGCCAGGTTTGCTAATCCCATCACTGATACCATACAGGGTCTCGAAACCTTTTATGATCATAGTGCTGCTGCTAGAGACTCTCATTATGAGGTCGTCCATCACAGTGCCACCATGGGAGCTGATGATCCTCAGGATGCTGTTGAACCTATTTCACAAGACATCGATCACATGTTTGGTACCTGGGGTTCTGAGTCTGACAACACTACAGATGTCTTCTTTGGGGAGGACATCGTTTCCGTTCGTCAATTGCTCAAAAGGTTTGTTTACCATTCTACCTTTGGCTCTCATGTCAACCCCGATTCCAGTAGCGACCCAAAAGTTTTGGCTTATACTTGGCTTAAGTTGCCTGCCTTTCCGTTTTTCCGCGGACCTTACGCTGATTCTCTTCAGCAAGCTAGCGTTAGTGGTTCTACAGTTCCGTATAGTTTCTGTACTGTTACTTTCTTGAACCATTTCGCTCCTTGTTTCGTTGCTTGGCGCGGCTCTTTGAGATGGAAAGCTTTAGCCTCACCTTACTCTAGTTTTAAACTTGATGTTCCTGGTCCATCTTTATCTATTGGTTATGAGATCGACGGTAAGTCGGGTTTCTTGTACACCGAGCGTTGCCCTAACTTGACTGTGGAGAATTATGGTATCGTAGTTGGAACTTCTACCAATGTCGTTGAAGTGGCCGGTCATAGGGAACCTATAGCTCTTGCACCTTCGTACTCGTTGCAAAAGATTTCCGCTACCGAGAGCTTCAACAACATTACCGGGAGGATGAGTCATGCCGGCGACGGGTCTATGGTCACTCCCCTGGCCCAGAATGCCGTCAACGAGTTTGAGATGCCTTACTACACCAACGCGAGGTTCAACTCTGCTAGGAGGCTTGCCGTTATGAAGCCTCTACCTTCAATGACTAGCGCCAATACCAATCTCCTTGCGCGAGAGAGGCCTCAGAGCTTCGCGCTAACCTATCCCCAGACACACAAGGTTGACCTTTACCAATCCGTCGGTGAAGATTTCAATCTATCGTTCTTTCTCAATGTCCCACTAACTCGTATAGTGGGTGCTGGCTCGAACGTTACCCTTCCTCTACCTGCATCGTAGGTAGGCCCCTTTGCTAGTGCTGCTAGCTTCATACACAGACTTGCGAGTTTCGGGAGCCATCCGATTTACTGTGTATCTCTCTAAGAGAAGCGACTTTTGTCTCATCCCACGTGGTG